ACATGCATCCCTACATCATCGGCGCTTCATCATCACGCGCCCCTTATCTACCCCGTCACCTAACTTTGAGCAAATCCGTAAACCGGGTGGTATAACGAGGTGAAAGCATGTCCCGTTTCATCTGCCACTGCTGCTGTATACCCTGCCCTGCGAAAAACAAAGTCCCCTTTCCGCCTTTGGCATTGAGCTGATCCAGCACTTCCATCAGTTTTTCACTGTTCCGGCGCGGCGCCGCCTCGTCGAACAGATTAAGCTGTGCGACTCCTTGGCTGAAAAAATCACCGAGCATAACGCCAGCCTTCTGGTACCGGTGACCGTCACGCCAGATATTATCGAGACAGCGCACCGCAGCGTTAATTATGTCGCGGGTGTCCTGGGTGGGCGTGAGGAGCTTTACAGACACGCTGTTGCCGTAATACGGCTCGTTGATGGCGAATGGCGAGGTTTTCACGAAAGCAGATATGTAACGGCAGTACTGATGCTCACCACGAAGCTTCTCCGCAGCACGCGCAGCATGACTGCAGATTGCCTGGTGCATCTGCTCGTATTCCGCTACCCGCTCACCGAACGAACGGGAGCAGACAATTTCCTGCTTGGCCGGCGCGAATTCCTCCAGTTCAAGACAGGGTTCCCCGCGCAGCTCCCGCACGGTTCGCTCGAGCACGACGTTAAAATGCTTCCGGATTATCCATGTCGAGGTTTCAGCCAGCTGGCAGGCATTGGTGATCCCCATGGCGTTCAGCTTTTTGCTGATGCGCCGCCCCACTCCCCAGACGTCTTCCACGGGTACGATGGACATCAGCCGGCGCTGGCGATCGATGTTCGATAAATCGACGACGCCACCGGTCTGCCGTTGCCACTTTTTCGCAGCGTGGTTCGCCAGCTTCGCCAGGGTCTTGGTCTGTGCGATGCCGACGCCCACGGTAAGGTGGGTATTCTGCAAAACCGTGGCGCGGATTTCCTTTCCAAAGTCCTCCAGGTTCCGGCAGTTCCGCACGCCGGTCAGGTCGCAAAATGCCTCATCGATGGAATAAATTTCGACGCGGGGGCTCATGATTTCCAGCGTGGTCATCACCCGGTTCGACAGATCCGCGTACAACTCATAGTTGCTGGAGAACGTGGCCACGTTATAACGCCGGAATAAATCGCGCTGCTTAAAGAACGGCTCACCCATCGTTATGCCGATTTCTTTGGCCTCGGCGCTCCTGGCAATAACGCACCCGTCGTTATTCGAGAGAACAACGACGGGCCGCCCCTTTAAATCGGGTCTGAACACCGTTTCGCACGAAGCGTAAAAGCTGTTCACATCAACCAGGGCAAACATTTCAGTTTGTCGCTTTAACGATGTATGTCACCACGCCGAATACATCCAGCGTGTCCTCGCTGCCCACGAAAATAGGCGAATAGGCGCTGTTCATGGGATTAAGCTGAACGGTCGGGCGCAACTGCAGGCGCTTAACGGTGAACTCCCCGCCCACCGCCGCGATCACGATATCCCCGTGTTCCGCTGTCCTGGAACTGTCTACCACCAGCAGATCGCCGTCACTGATACCTGCTTCAATCATCGAATCCCCCGCCGCCTTCACAAAATAGGTCGCGCTGGGATGCTGGATCATCAGTTCATTCAGATCGATGCGTTGCTCGACATAGTCGGCGGCGGGAGACGGAAACCCGCACTGGACAAGGTCACCGTATAACGGCAGCGCGACAATGCCGCGCAGTTCTGCTGGCGTGTAAAATTCCATGAAAATCGACTCCTGATAGTTATACTGTTTTTATATACAGTAGTTTCAATCATTAAGCCGATCAATATCGGGTTTAACTATCAATTTCTTTATCAGCCGTAACGCTTTGATTTTGTGAATCCTCCGCCACGGCCTGCTGTTCCGCCTCCCGTTGCTGGCGCTCACATTCTGCCCGAAACTCTTCCGCCAGCCGTGCCTGCTCAGTGTTCCAGACACTGTTTACCGGCATCTCGACACGCAAATCGATACAGCGTCCTGCCGGAATATCGACCGGGTCGCCGTCAGCAACGCCGTTGATTTCATTCCGCGCGAACTTCGGTGCGCCCGGGTGCGTACGGTGGAAGGTCTTCAGCAGAATACTGCCGTCAGGCCCGACCTCATAATCCACCCAGACCAGGGGGAGTTTATTTTTGTCGGTGGGGAGTTCAATACCGCCATCAACACCACCCCAGCCCGCATCGGAATTAAAGCCCAGCACGCCGGAAATATGGTAAATCCCCGTTTCTAACCGCTCAACCGTAACGCCTGCAGATTCTGCGTTCAACTCTGCGCTGCCGTCGCTGTACACCTTAACGACCGGAGAAGCCCGTTTAATAAATCCGTTGGCGTCTACCGTCGTAAGCCCCTCGTGCCAGATACGATACCGCACATTCCCCAGCGTCCCACCTCCGATAGCAAAGGCGTTATCGGCCGCATCCAGGCCAAGCAATATGCCTGCAATGCCATCGCGAATGAACATCATCGCCGATGAAGCAGAGTTGTTCGATAAGTTACTTACCTGCAACCCCGGACGGTTACCCCCGGCGTTAGAAAATACCCCCGTGCCGTTCGATGTGAACCGCATAAAAGCTGTGTAAGGAAGGCCCGCGTCATCCCCCAGAACCGGCACATTACCGGCCCCCTGACCAGTATTACGGGTCGCTGCCGTTCCCAGTCCAAGCGCAGTACGACCACCTGCGGGGGTAGTGGCACCTGTTCCGCCATTCGCCACCGGAACCACGTCGGTACTGGTGAACTGCTGACGGACGCTGAAAGTTCGGGCACCTGTTTCGCCAGCGACGCGAACCTGGTAGTAACGGTAATTTGCAGATGTTGTGGTTGAGTACACAACCTCCACATGTCGTGTCCCTCCCTCCGGTCCGTTTACCCGTATAAGGGTGTTATAAGTCGCTCCCGGCACATCTAATCCGACGGGAACGTTGGTCATATTTCCTGACTGCACCACATACAGCGCGCCCGGCACAAAGTCAAAATTCTGCCAGTCCAGCGAGGCAAGCACATTGCTGGACACACCCATCCCCAAATCATTCAGCGCTTTTTTACCGACCAGCTCCCATGGCGACCAGGTTGTGCCATATAACGTGCGTTGCCACGTATAGTTATATGTTGTTGCACTTGAAGTCATTGTTGTGAATCGCTGTAAAACAGTATTCCCTGCGTTTCTTAAAATGACCTCACAGATACCATTGCTTGTAGTTTGCCCGAACACACTTGGCGCATTTGTTGTGCCGCTATTACTGTCTCCGACTGACCAGACACCCGGAGTAACTAACAGATTTAAATCTCCGGAGTAAATACCCGGCCGGGTATTAACGCCGCATAAGCTCCATTCACCCCATGGCCCGTCAGCCCCGTTCCATGCACCAGTCAGCGAGCGGACATAAACGTTGCCGTTTATCGATACCGTATAGCGCTGCATACCTCCGTAGCGTCCGCCGGCAAACACTTCCAGAATCCCCTGCCCGTTGTCCTCCGGGAATCCATATGCGGCAATGGTGTTGGTGTTTGATGAGCGGTTCCAGATCCCGGTAAAGTCGGGCGTCGGTCCGAATGCATTCAGGTTTGCAGCACCAGGCAGATTGCCGCGCCATTGCTGAGAGGAACTGACCAGACCGGCCATTTTCTTCCAGCCCGGCCCGCTTACAGATGGCATGTCGGGTGTCAGCCGTACGGAGATATCTTCAGGTGCGGTATAGAAGTCGGTCCAGACCGCTTTTTCAGCCATTAGACCGCGCAGCGCTTCAGTTGACTGCGCCACCAGATCAGCCGTGACCTGATTCAATACCTTACGGGGAACCGCTGCCCACGCCGCACCGGTGGTTGTCGGGCCGGTGTACGGACTGACGAGCGTTGCAGCCGTGTTACTGGTTACGGTATCAACTGGCATTGTGTACAGTACGCCGCCGATGGTGGCGGTGATAAAGTCACCTGTTTGCACATCCGTCATAAATGCAGTGCCGGTACCGGTCACTGCTGTCGAGTTATTCGTGAGCTGGATAGTTCCTGCGGACATAAAGTCTCCTGATTGCCGGCAACAAAAAACCCGCCGGAGCGGGTTTTCATATAAAAAGTTTTCAGTACATGCTTTCAAGTAACAGCGCATTAATACCGGCTGTCACGTTTATCGGTACGGCGTATTTATCAGTCCACTGTTGTGCCGTGCGCCCTTTACCGACACGCAGGGCGTTTCCGCTGCGTACAAGACCAAGGTACTTTGCGTAACACCATCCACCACTGACGGCCGACATGGCGCCGTAGCGCCCCAGCATGACAAAACGGTCACCGATATCAGTCCATGACGGTGACGGACGATAGTACGCATTGCTGTAGATAAACGGGCGACGTGCCGTACTGAACGTACAGACGCCTGCAGGATTAAAAAAATTAAGCCCGCGGCCCGGAGAGGGTGGCACACCTGCGGCGAATATCACGATATCGAGCACCACCGTTGCGTCATAACCCAGATCTTCGCTTTCCCCTGTTACGATGATCTGGTTGCCGTCGTACTCAACAACAACCCCGACCGCACTCCATTTGGCGAAAACCACATACGTGGCGCGATTCCAGCCCGTATCGGGAGGTGTCCACCGACCCGATATGGTTACGCGCCCCCGCCACACACACTGCCCCACCACGCTGGCATCGGTTATGGCGGTAAAGTCAGTGCTGTCAGAAATCAGCAGCCCGCGGTTCCCGCTCTGTGATGCCGGCAGGATTTGCCACATCGTACCCCGCCACAGAATGTTGCTGAAACCTGGCACGTTCCACCAGGTAGAAATCTGCATACTTCCGCCATTCTGCACAGCAGACTGAAGACAACCTACGGCAGGGATCAGACTTGTTCCGTTTGGGTAAATCACAGTGGTCTGATGTGGCGCGTAGACCAGCGCCGAACCGGGAATATAACCGGGTGCGTTATATACCGATCCGTTTCCGCTAACCACGCCACAAAACGACGGGCAGCGTAAGCCCGCCATAATTTGCATGGCAGGCCCGCCATCATTCAGGTCAATGAATAATCCACGTGGCATTACCATTCCCCCAGGACGATACGACCGCCGTTGCTGAGGTTGACCGTCACACCATTGCCGTTAATAACCACGCCATTTCCGGCACCTGCCATTGAGAACCGGCCTTCTGTCGCGATAATCGTGCCCCGCACGGTGATGTTGTTGAAATAACCCCAGCCACTTTTATTGATGTGCCAGCCTGTATTACCACTGCCATCCCAGTCATTGGACTGAATATAATTGCCGATTTTCGTGTTTATGATGGTTCCGTCCTGAATAAATCCGGAGCTGAGAAACACCTGGCCGTTTACGATGGCGAACGGGGCATACTGCAGCCCCCCTTGCCCGGAGAGCATGACAAACTGATCGGCATTGATTGCCACGCGTGTTTTCACCCCGGATCCGTCAGCTATAACCGCCACGGACAGCCCGGCGTCGTAATAATTGCCGTTGTATTTCACTCCCGTTTTCAGGGTGTAAATTGCATTGGCGGTGGTTGCGTCCGCATAGGCAGTCATTTTTTGATTGATGGCGGCCTGCTGATCGCTGAACTTCGCGGTGACCTGCGTCTGATACTGTGCGAACGCCTGTTCTGCAGTGGACTGCGCTTCCTGGATGGTGGTGATACTGCTGTGAACACCCTTAAAATCTGCCGCTACAGAGAGCCGGTATTCCGCAAATGCTTCATCAGCCGTCGCCTGAGCCTTTTTTACCTCCAGAATTTCTGCTGCACTTTCGCCAAACTGCACGGCAACCAGCTCAGAAAATTCAGCGAATGCTTTCTCCGCATCAGCCTGAGTGATTTGCACACGTGATATTTCAGCACGCGCTGCACCGGTCTGCTGGAACTGAATTTGCGCCCCTTCCACCTGCGCAAGGGTTGTCTGCATCAGGCCCGCCAGACTGAAGTCAATCTGCTCTGTCAGGCGCTTCCCGTCCTCAGATGTCAGCAGATCTCTGGCTATATCCACTAAATAATCGGCGGCCTGGTCGTTAGACATGCCCCTGATCCAGTCGGTCCAGCCCGACTCGTTACCGGTTTTGTCGACCAGTTGCGCGCGGTACCAGAAAATCTGGCCCGCCCGTAAACCGAGCTGGGTATAAACCATTTGCGGATACGGCACATCCGACAGCAACAGCGGATCGGCATGGTCATCCCGCGGGGTGTACTGAATCTCGGTTTTCAGCGTGTCTTCTGTGTTGGGCGGAAAGGCCCAGGTAAGATGAATACCCCAGTTGATACCGGTGGCCGCGAAATTAATCGGCTTCGGCGGATTACCGACTTTACCCGTCAGCGCTTTCTCCTGAGAGTACCCCCAGCCACTGGAAATCTCCGCCGCGTTGATGGCGCGGACGCGCACCAGGTAGCGCCCTGCATAGATGCCCGGCACTTCAAACGACGTGGTCGAACTGCGCGGCACGTTCACCCAGTTCCCGTCGTTGCGGCGCCACTGCGCTTCATACGCGATCGCGTTCGGAGCGGGATTCCAGCTGGCGCGCATCGTTTCAATGCTGATGCCCTGATTCACCACAGAGTAAGAGCCAATGGTGATGTTTTCCGGCGCAAACTGGCTTCCCGGCGGGATCACGCTTACCGGACGCTGGTCAATGATGGCGCCGGTATCGATGCGGGCATACTTATCCGGATCGTGAAACGCGCCTGAGATGGTAAATGTGCCGTCGTTGTTGTCGCTGACGCTGACCACGCGGTACTGCTGGGCATACAACTCATCAGACTCCACTACCCAGACGCTTTCCGCCTGCGGTATTTCACCGTAAGCGATACTGACCGTAACGGCCTCACCGTTAATCGCCTGGATTGTCCGGGCCTGTGATGCGCCGGAAGGAAGATTGAGAATAAGGCGATCGCCCGGCCTGGCATCCGGCACACGGTCGAGATTGATCACGCGCCCGTTAACCGAACTGATGCGGCCGCCAGTGACTTTACCGGACAGCATTTCATCAGCGACAGCGATGATATAGCCCGGCTGCGGGATATTGCCGTCCAGGCCCACCGAAAAGGTGACGATGCGGTCTTTGTTGTTGGTCAGGATCCCCCAGCGCCCCTTGCGGTTTGCTTCACTCTGCCGGGTGCAGCCAATCGCGGTCATCTCAAGCTGGTTGAAACCGTAGCGTGCGACCAGTGGCTGTTCAAATACCGGCTCCATGGCGTCGGCGTAGCCGTTAGCCGGGTCGGAATAAGAGACCAGCGCTGTGGTGTAACGGGTTTTGGTCGTGCTGCTCGAGTAAACGAATTCACCGTTTACGACGCTGGCGCGGGTGTAGCTGTAATCAATATCGCGCGGCATGTCCGCCAGCGCCACGATCTGGTTACCGCCCCAGTAGGTCATGCCCCGAAAGATAGCCGCAAAGTCCCGCAGCACGGTATATGCCTCGTTACGGTCCTGCACATAGACGTTACAGGTATAACGTGGCTCCAGGCCATTTCCGCCTTTTCCGTCCGGTACCAGTTGATCGCAGTACTGTGCCACCTGGTACAGCGTCCATTTATCGATATTGGCCGCCGTCAGCCGGTGGCCCAGGCCAAAGCGGTCGGCGACCACGATGTCGTAAAAAATCCACGCCGGGTTATCTGTCCACGCCCATTTAAACCCGCCCGTCCAGGTGCCGTTATAGGCGCGTGTCAGCGGATCATAATTATCGGGCACGCGGATCACGCGCATTGCCGGTTCACAGGAAATCTGCGGGATGCTGCCGTTGAACTGGCTGGAGTCGAACTCGATGTACAGCAGCGCGGTGTTCGGATAACGCAGCTTGGCGTCAATGACTTCCGTATAGCTCTGCAGCGTCATGGTGTCGCCAGTTTTTGCGCTGTTGGCATCCGGCGTCAGTTTGCGAAGCCGTAAAGTCCAAGTGCTGGCGCCACGCGGCAGGTCAATACGGTGACTGCGCTCGTAGCCTGTGGTGGTCTTTCCGGTTACCGCCGTACTGATAACAGTCTGCCACGCTCCACCATTAGTCTGCAGGTCAACTGCATAGGCAACCGAATTGCCCACCAGATCCCCGTTATCCAGCTGCTGGTAAAGTGACGGCCACTTGATACGCAGGCGAACGGCAGATAACTGCGTGTTGGTAAACGTGCGCGTCCAGGCGGTGGCACTGGATACCTCCGTGCCGACACTGATTTCGTTTTCTGATCCGGGCATGCCCTGAATATAGGGCTGAGCCTGATTACCCGGTCGGAAATCCCAGGCGACGCCGGAAAAGTTCCGGGAGCCGTCCGGGTTTTCAATCGGGGTACCATCCAGAAAAATGTTGCGCCCTGTCAGCCCACCAGCAAACTCCCCCTCGCCCAAAGCAAGCAGGATTTTCGCTTTTGCCACCGACTGGAGATCGTCCGGTTGTTCTGTGGGCGTGCGCTGTTTTGAGCCGCCGCCTTTGCGCCCTTTGATAAGTTTTGCCATGTTGCGCCCATAAAAAAACCGCCAGGCGGCGGTGACTGTGAGGAAATAAAAGGTGGGGGTTATTGCTGATCCTCGACGTAAATCCCGGCGGAAATAATCGCGCCGCCAATACGACGTTTTCCGTAACCAATCGGAACGGGATAACCCTGCGCAGCTGTATTGGTCACGCCGCCGAACGCATAAGATGCCCGGTTATCGGCATCCTGTTTGCTCGAGAGACCTCCTGGCTGAGGAGAAATCATCTGTGTCACGCCACCGATAGTCATTGCTGCGCCAGCCGCAAACATCAAGTTACTTGCAGCAATCCCGATGCCGGGCATCCAGATTGATATTGCCACCAGCACAGCACCAAATATTGTTTGCAGCACTCCTGCCTTTTTACTTCCAAGAATAACAGGAACAATACGGATAATTTCTTCAGTAACCGGAAAACCGAGGTCATCTTCACCGACATTCTTTTTTCCACGAAACACTGCATAAGTTAGCCCGCGCCGGTGACTTGAAATCATAAATTGTTCAAAGCCCTTAATCGTAGCGGCCAGCGCACGTGGGGCTTCATGAATAGTGCTAATTAAACGATAGTGCGTTTTACCAAATTGCTTGCCAAGAACCCCGCCCAACTCAATCCTCGTTGTTATTTCCTGCATAATATACCTCCATAAAAAAACCCCACTTATGGGGCTTTTTGTTGTTTGGTCATTATAAAAGTGAATCATAATGTTCAATAAACAGCGGCCTAATTTCAATAGGAAGCCCTGCAATTAGCCGATCTATTTTAACTTGATACTTATGCTTAAGTTGTTCTTTTGAAAGTTCAACCGAGGCGCCATGGCTAATAAGCTCTGAAACCGCAGCCCTTTCACTTTTAATTTTCTTAACCAACTCTTCAACAGCAAGCTTGTCAAGGGCAAATGATCCTGCCTCACGTTTAAAATAAACACTCGGGAGCCATTTATCATCCATATCTGACGAATCTAAATTTACGTCATTTTCTAAATCACTACCACAATGCTTACATTTAATGGCTTCATATTTTATATACTCAGCGCAATAAGGACATTTCTTTAAACTTTTATCACTAACATTCCGCGATTCAATTTTTTTGTTGTCAGGCTTGATTAGCACCGCATGGATTATAGCAACGATAAATAGCGCAGCACCATATATCCACCACCCAATAAAGGAACGCCCTTTACTTTTAGCGATCGCAGCCGGAATCAAGCCAAGCAGCATTGACAATATAATAAATTCCATTTTACCCCCTAATTATTCCAAATAAAATAATCATAACAGGGCGATGCTAAACTACCAAGCATGTGGCACATCAAACTTTAAATTACATGAATTTACACTTATGCCTTAAAACTTTCATCGTCCTCTCTAACCAATAGCCACCGTACGGCACCCGCTGACTGAGATGTCCGTACAGATGGTGAAGCAGCATATTGCCTTCGAGCAATACTCCGGCGTGGTTCCACTTATTCGACTGCACCTGCATAATCACCACGTCCCCCGGTTGTGGCGCGCCGGTGAATTCCCGGAAACCGCACTCATACCAGTTATCCTGGTAAAAATTATCCGGGTACTGGTCCTCCCACCAGGGGTAATCGACGCGGTAATCCGTCAGCTCGATGTCATGCGTCTGACGGTAATAGCTCATCACCAGACCCCAGCAGTCGTAGACGCCGAGAACAAACGGGCGCTCCAGCAGCGGGATTTCACCGCGCGGCATGATGGTACGTAAATCGCCTTCCGGCCAGCTGACGATATGCCAGGGCAACGCACTAAGGTCGCATTGCGCCTTGTCCGTTTCGCTCGGCTGAGTTGTTGCGTCAGGGTGGCTGTGAACGATGGCGGTAACCGTTCCCCAGTCTTCCGCCGTGGCGTAATCCTCCGGCGACATGTGAAAATGTTCTGAGGGTTCAGTAGCGAGATTGCGACAGGGGAAATATTTCTCCACCCTGCTTTTCTGCGCCACCACCCCGCAGCACTCCCGCGGATACTCCGCTTCTGCGTGGGCCATAATGGCCGCGATGGTCTTTTTACGCATGTCAGCTCCGAATGAGGGATGTACCCGGAAAACCGCCGAACGACAATTCATTGCCTTCACCGAACCGCAGTTTGCACGCGGTTAGTGTACCGTTGCATTCATCGCGGGACGGATCATCCACAGGATTGTTGTTTTTGTCGAAATATCGCGTCCCGGCGTAATCACAGCCATCACCGGTACGGTATTTGTTACGGATACACCAGGTGCAGAGGGAGTGAAGCTGGCGTGTCGGGATCATCAGTCCCTGCAAATCCATCGGGCTCGATAACGCGAACTCCACCACCTCACTGGTTTCAGAGGTTTTCGCGTCGATATACCAGACCTGCAGTTTTTCCTGCGTGGCATCTGCCGTCGGGTTTCCGCCGGGAAAGTTACGCGCGTCGAGGTATTGCGCCAGCGTGTCATGAATAGTGACCTTCGCCTGCAGCATATCGTCATACGCAAGGCACAGCGCCGTGACAGAACCATCAAGATTGGCAACACGAAAGACCGGCTGCGCACTTTCGCCCCCCGTCGATTTTTCTATCCCTTCAATCTCACACGGCCAGGCCTTATATTCCTGACCCTGCCACCAGATGCTTTTTGCAGCCAGTTTTGATTCGTCACCGCCGGCGGCGAGTATTTCAGCTTCAGAATGGGGAATGCTGTGACTGTGGAAGCGCATAACCTCCCCCACGCCGAATGCCGTGCCGTCGACAGAAAAAAGCCGGACTGTGTCGCCCGGCTCAAGTTTCTGGTAATCGCTGTTGATCATGGTGCAAACGCCTGTTCAAAGGTTGCAGTAATTGTCATTACCGTTTTGCTCTTTATGATTTTCTGAAGGCTGTCAGCCTCAACCCGCCATAAAGCGAGATCACCGAAAGGCGGTTTAAACGAGAAGGATTTTGTTTTATGACGCCGGAGAAAAGCATAAATCTGCAGGCCCAGTTCTGGTCGCCCGGTAAAGGAATATTCGTAGGTCAGGGTCTCGCTGTTCAGCCCTGAGCCGCTGACCTGCGTATAACCGTCGCCGAACTGAACTTTACGGATCGTGTCGGTGCTTTTAGTTGTGGGCTGACTGGCCGACTGAATGGACCAGGGAAAGGATTCAATAGCCATGTATTATCTGCCTCTGGTTGCGTTCCAGATAAGACCACCAGGACGCACTGCTTTAGCAATGCCATCATTAACAGCCTGCGTAATGACCTGCTGGTAAGCCCGCCCGAGTTGGTCTCCGGGTGGTTGCTTCGTTTCGTTCTGCGGGGAGGTGACGGACACAGGCGCATAGACGCTGACACCAAAAGGCGCGGCGACGGCTGTTGACCCACCACCGACAAGACCACCCGATGCGTAACCCCGCATCAGGTTATAGAGATTGCCCACGCCGAGGCGGCTGGTTGCCTCTTTGGTAAATACGAACTCGCCACGGTGAACCACCCCAGCAGGCTCGTATTTCCCCCCGGATCCAGTGTAACCGCCGGTGGCAAAGCCCATTGCCGTCGTGGCCGAGTTGACCATTCCCACCAGCGCCTGCTTCATCAGTATTTGGGTAAGCATGGACATAATTGATCGCGTGAAATCCGACCAGCTTGCTTTGCCGTTAGTGAGCATTGCTGCCATGTTTTCACTGATACCGTCAAACGCGGTGGAGGCTAATGATTCCATCTGGCCGTACGCGTCAGAAGCTGAATCAACATAGTTAGCCCATGCGGTTCGTGCCCCTGCCTGCCAGTTACCGCGTAACTCATCCTGAGCCGCGTAAAAATTCCTGAGCGACTCCAGTTCCTGCCGGTACCCTTCGTCCGTTTCCGTGCCTCCTGCATTCTTCCAGCCCTGCAGCAGTTGTGCTTCGTCCAGACGGCGCTGTGTTTTACGGCTACTCATCCCGGCACTTTCCGTCAGTGCCCGGGTTTTTTCACCCATTTGCGTCGAATACTTCAGTGACCTGTCCTGTAGATCATTCAGCCGCTCCTGAATTAACTTTTCATCACCAAGGCGGGCGTTTATTTCCGCCTGGGCAAGAATTTTATTCTTATTGCTGAGAAGTGATTTTTCATCGGCACTCAATGCGCGGTTTTTCGCGGCGTTCTCCAGCACGGTAAACCTGGCCTGCTCTTTCCATAGGTTTTTCCTTTCCTGACTGATGCTGTCATTCAGACCGCGGTGCTGGCGCAATACCTCCAGCTGCGCCTGAAGTTCGAGTGTTTGCGCGCTGATCGAATCTGACGCTTTAACACCACCAGGCGTGGTGGTTTTGGCGGGCTTTTTAAGGGAGCTCTCGTATTCCTTTTTCGCTGCAGCCATCAGGGTGTTGTAGCTTCCCTGAAGGATGCGCCCTTCCTGCAAAGCCTTGTTCAGCTCCTTCTGTTTACTGGAATATTTTTCCAGAGCAGTCTGCGACTTTTCATATGCGGCCTGCGCCTGAGAGGCATAACTAACTCTATCCCGCTCAATTTTGGCCTGAGTTTCTTTCCCCTGAGAAGCCAGAGCCTCAATATCTGCCTGCTGCTGCGCCATTTCTAAGGCAGCACGGGCACGATCAAGAACTTTTTTATACTGCGAACGCAGTGAATCAGATACACCTGAACCAGTCGCGTTTTTATCGAAGTTGGCCTGGGCAATATCAAACTGCTGCTGCGCTTTTTTCAGCAACTCTGCACCGGTATCAGGCCGACCGATATCAAGGATTTTGTCCCACATCGACTTAAAGGCGTCGCCGACTGTGTTTGCCGCACGCTCCAGCGTGCCCATATTGCCTTCTATGGCACGGGTCTGGCGTTCAAAACCTTCAGTCGCCGCGTCGTTTGCCGCTTTCAGTGCGCCTGCCGCATCGCCGGAGCGCTGGAGCTGTGCCACATGCTCAATCTGTTCAGCCGTCACGTTATGAAACTGCTGCGCCATGGCAATCAGGCCGGATGTGGGATCGCTGGTCAGTTTTCCGAACGCTCTGGCAACATCCTCAATCTCAAGACCGCTTTTGTCCGCGAACTCAGTAATGCTCACCGAAAGACGCTCGAAATTAGCGCCTGCAGCAACACCTGCATTTACCAGCGCCGTTAACGTCCCGGCGGCAGCCGAGAAGGTAATCCCGGCGCTGGCGGCGGCTTTACTCACCATCAGCATTCTTTCGGCAGTCAGGCCAGCAGTATTGCCGGAAAGCACCAGTGTTTTATTGAAATCGGAGAGCTGTGAATTGCTGCGGTACCACGAATACATCATCAGCCCGGCAGTCACCGCTACAGCGGCCAGCGCCACGTTGAACGGTGTGATAAATCCTCGTGCCCTGCCGAGGTTTTCCGCGGCGTCAGAAGCGTTATTAAAACTCTCCGCAAGTTCAACCGCGCTGTCGCTCGCTTCCTCCGTGGATTTCTGCACATCGCCACTAAAGCCGAAGAGCGCATCGCGCAGCGCCTGAAACATTGGCCCAAAGCCGCCGAAGCTGTCTTTCACCTGCCCGCCCTGCTGGAGCAGGATGAGGAACGGAGACTGCCCACCGGCCAGCTGCGTGGCAATATCGGTAAACTGAGCAGGCAGCATGCGTACAGCATTACTGTACGCGCCCACTGACATCCCTGCACGCCGGGCTGCGGCTTCCTGCCGGTTAAACGCCCGGTCCACCTGGTCGGCGGCAGCGGTTGCAGCCTTACCCAGTTCGCTGAGTTTCTTTCCGCTGTAAGCCAGTTGCTCATTAAATTTTGGCGAATTCAGATCGAGATTAACGATCAGGTCACCCACCGGCTGGGCCATAGCGCACTCCTCCAAGACTTTCAGCAACGGACATCATGGTGTTGTCATCCTGTTCGGTAACCAAATCAGGGGGATTAAGAAGACTGAAGCTGGCGGGAGTCAGCTCCGTGTCCTTACACATGATGGAAATAATAAGATGGCTCAGGCGGGAAAAATGAACATCCTGCAGATCGTTTTCAAAATACTGTTCGCGGTAAAAACGCCCCCACTCAGCCAGTTCTGAAGATGACATGCCGGCAAGCATCTGGCGCCAGTCCGGGCGTCGAAATTCCCTCGCCAGCTTCATGACAAAATTCAGCTCGCCGGCGAGGACTTTTCCGCATCGGGCGCTTCGGCTTCTTCCTGATCCCCGGCATTTTCAGGCGAGGCCTCCGGCAACATATCAGACAGCACCTTCACGAACCGATCAGCAGCCCCAATCATGTTGATGGGCCAGCCGGACAGAATCTCCTGATGCAGTTTTTCAACGTCGCCTTTAGCGGGGTCGGCCTGCCAGAGTGACATTGCAACCAGTCGGGCGCCGAGGCGAATATTTTGCTCCACCAGCAGCGGGTAAAGCGTTTTCTCGTCAGCATCTTCCGGCAGTTCTTTTTCTGCCCCGGCAATAAACTTCAGGTGCTCAATACGCTGTAAGGCAGAAAGTTCGTAAAGCGTAATTTTCTCTTCACCATACTCAAAGAGACCGGATTTCAGGTATTTTGACATTTTTACTCCTAAAAGGGGCTTTCGCCCCTCAGGGTTCAGGAAACGGTAACTTTACAGATCGCAATGAACTGACCGTCACTGGTCATCACCACGATGTCCGCCTGGCCGGGGGCCACGCCCTTAATGGTCAGGACATTGCCGGCAACAGTTACAGTCGCTTTCGAACGGTCGGAAGACGACGCCAGGAAAGTTTTATCCGTGGCGCCAGACGGGTTAACCGTGACATTCAGTGAATCGGAAGCATTGACCGCCAGTGCAAGTACGGTTTTGCTCAGCGTCACGCCGGTCACCGAAGTAACAGGTGCTCGGGTCTCTTCCGCCAGGCTTGGCTTACCGTTGTTGCTGATCTTCACGCTGCGGGTGATCACTTCTTTTGCCGGAATGGTTTTACCCAGGCTACTGATCCAGCCCTTAAACACGTCAACCGTACCGTTGGGGAATTTAATTTTGTAGGCGCGCACATCACCTGCATAGAACCAGTCAACCAGCCCCTGCTGCCCGGATTCACCCGGCTTCCAGGCCAGCACAAAGCTGGTTTCGCCAGCGGACTTTTCACCCTGTGCGGTGTTCGTCCAGTCAGCGTTGGGATCGTCAAGATAAGTATCGTCATAAGACTCCGCCGTCAGTTCCCCCGGCGTCAGTTCTTTAACCTTTGCCGTGCGCGTCCAGTCCGTGTCAGAAAGCGGGTTCGCATAGGGATCGCCGGAACCGGTGTACACCCAGAACGTGGTGCCGGCGCCCTTAACGGGCTCAAGAGGGTTTGGTGTTGGCATAATTTCCTCACATCACATAAGAGACAGAATATTGCAGGTCCGCCGAGCCCCACGTCGCCAGTTCGTCATCGCGCTGGTAGTCGTAGCCCCGGGCAGACATGGTTTCGAGAACGCCGGAAAGCGTAGGAATGCTGGCCATGACCGGATAAATGTTGTTTTCCATCCATTCATCCAGCGCCGAATCGGTGTCATCCCCTTTCAGAAAAACTTCGATATGCAACGTCGCCCGCCACATATCTTCGTCAACGGATTCGTCGGAAGACTCGGCGTCCGAGAGATACACAGCCACCGCCGGCAGATCCTGCGCGTCCAGTACGGACGGACGGCCATCAAACCAGGTCACAGCCTGAGCATTACCCGCCTTCAGGGCGTCAAGCACAGCTTTACGAATCAAAGGGTGTTTCATCTGGTGACTATCAGCCTCAGTTGGTTGCGAAGCGCGGCGGCCATCTCTTTAGCCAAATCGGTTTCGGTCAGCCGCTTACTTTCTTCCTTAAACGCCGTGGTTAAGGGTACTGCCAGCGGGATACTGACCACCTCAACCGGATATCGCGCCCGGGTGGTGCGGCGAAGCACATGCCAGCGCCCGTTTTTCAGTTGCTGAATGAAACCGCCGGGAAAGGAAAACTTACCGATGCGCAGTACACTGCCGGCACCGGATACGTCACGCCTGCGGCGGGAAAGCCTGACGCTGGCGACGCCCAGTTTGATGGCGGGAAGATTTCCGCGGTTGACCCGGATAGTCGCCAGCGGTTTACGGACGGTGGCTTTCTTCAGGCGGGCACGCTGGTTAACCAGCTTCCTGGGTACTTTCGTCTGTCCTGCAACACGCCGGGTGCTGTGGCTGACTGCCCGCACGGCCACGCGGTTAACAGCCTGAGAGGATGCACGCGGTACCGCGGTTTTACTGATGCTTTCAAGATTGGCGATGGCCTGCTCCAGTCCTTTGATGGACATGCTGCCCCCTTATTCAATCCAGATTTGCGGCTTTCCGTTGAACATTTGCTGACGGGTAATTTTGTACGTTTCACCTTTCCAGATGACGACATCATGCCGGCGCGGTTTCAGTGAATCCGAAAACACAACGAGGGACAGACCCTCACCGGCCAGCGGTCCCATTTCAGCCACGAACTGGCTTTCGATGGCGTCGTACCCGGTGCCATTAATCAGCACACGCTCTCCCATCTGCCGGACAGTGGCGGCGTCCATGCGCGCCACCATTTGCCGGAAGCGGTTAGCCATTCAGCCTTACCGCGACTGAAGTGGCATTCGCGCCCGCCGCTTCCCAGGCTTTGCCGGCCGGTACCGCTCCGGTCGCATCCAGCTGGATTTTTCCGCCTTTGAGATAAACCGCCTTGCCCTGGGCGATATCATCTGCGGCCAGTTTTGGCAGGATCACGACGCCGGTCGTGCGTCCATCGCCGGTTTCACCGGGTGCGATATCAACGATTGCCACTGCGACAACGTCACTGATTACAACGGGTGCGCCACTGAGGATTGCGGAAGCGCCACTGTTAGTGATGGCGATGGTATTGCCATCCTGAAGATAATTTTTCATGCAAGTCTCCACGGCCCCTGGCGGAGCCGAATTTCAGACACAAAAAAAGCCCTGACGGGCCACGGGAACTACAGGGGTGAGATTATTTACCGGTGGATTTGACCAGACCGCGGTAATCAAGCGGCGCCACACCCGCGTCGATACGCACTTTGGTGGCCACACCGTCTGTGGTGAAACCCTCCTGCTGATCGATGTACGGCGTATCGACGCCGTTCAGGTAGGCAACCTCGATGGTGTCGCTGCCTTTCCGGGCGGCCAGGTACCACGCAGCCGGGTCAGCATCATCAAGACGGGGCTCAGAAATGATTTCTGCAAAGTTCCGGATCGGGTTTTCGATACCGGCGTTGACGTCAGCACCCTTCACGCTGGCAGACTTGATGGTCTGGCTGGCTAAAGTTTCCAGCACCGTCGGTACCAGGACGTAAGCCGGGCGAATGTTAAGCGAGCGCTCCCCTTCTTTCTGAACACGCATCAGCTGGCGCGCCTTATCAAGGCTGGTGACATCGATAGCGCCGTTCGAGAGGTTTTTGTGATCGGCACTGAACAGCGCCTTACCGTCTGACAGTTTCGGGTTTTCAATCAGTACCGCATAAACCAGATCGCCGATGGTGGCCTTCGCGGCACGCCCCATTTTGGTGGGGACATCAGTCAGCTGGTTCATATCATCATTGATGATGGCCTGGCGGGTAATGGAGAAAATCTCACCGTAGGTCGCCAGCGCAATGGTCTCGCCTTTATCGCCGGTGGTCACGTACTTATATTCAGCACCTTCGCGAACCTGACGCAGTGACGGGAAGCCTCCCATACCAACACGATGCGCGGTCTTGAAGTCGCTCAGGCTGCCTTTCTTGGTCCACAGCTCAAAGGTTTCCTCGGCCTCTTCCCAGCCCTGCAGTAGTGCCTTGTTGGCAACGTCCAGCAGGATATTACCGAAATCAGAGGTGCTGTGCGTCAGCGCGAAGCCGACCATCTGCATCGGGTTATAACTTGCCACGCCGATACCGCGTTCTGTCAGGGACATACGCGCATACTCACGCAGGGTCATGCCGTTGTAGACGTTATCGCGTACCACATCTTCATAGCCGGCACGGGCCATCAGCGCCTGGCGAATACCGTCGCCCACGATATTCCCGTTACCCGCATAGATGTGGGTGGTGCTGGTTTTGTTGGAAGGGGTCGCTGTTTTGCCGAGCTCCGCCAGCAGCTTGTCCTTGGCCTGCTCAACGGTGCAGTCCAGATCGGCAATACACTGCGCCTGCAGATCCTGGTGGCGATTGCCGAACATGGCAAACAGATCATTAATGCCGTTGAGCCGTTCACGCTGTTCTGCAATCACCTGGGCACGGATGGTGTCAGCGTTTACCGGATCCTGCGGCGTATCCTGCGGCGCGGGGTTTTGCGGATCGCGGGTGGCGGTGTTGCGCGGCGGGGTGACCATATTACGAATGCTTTTTGGCATCTTCTCAAATTCCTCAATACGTTTTGAATGGATACAGGCCATCGCCTGCAGTGACGGGGTCACCTGGTCGGCAAAACCCTGAGCCAGGCACTCTTCGCCGGTAAGCCAGGTTTCGTCTTCCAGCATGGCGGCAATCTCATCATGAGCTTTGCCTGTTTTGGCCGCGTAGGCCGGGATAAGAACACTTTCGACTTTGTCGAGCAGGTCGGCATAGTCGCGCATGTCATCTGCATCGCCGCCCGCGAAACCCCATGGCTTATGGATCATGAGCATGGTGTTTTCCGGCATAATGACCGGGTTACCGACCATCGCGATGACCGAGGCCATTGACGCAGCCAGGCCATCGATATAAACGGTGATGGCGGCACCGTGGAACTTCAGGGCATTAAAAATGGCGATGCCGTCGAAGACATCGCCACCCGGCGAGTTAATGTGCAGTTTGATGTGGGTGATATCACCCAGGGCTTTAAGGTTGGCCACAAACTGTTTTGCCGTTACCCCCCAGTAGCCAATTTCATCGTAGATGTAGATCTCGGCCTCGCTGTCGGCGCTGGCCTGCATACGGAACCAGCTATTTTTTACGCTGGCTTTCGGGTGGTTCATTACCCGGTTTCGTTTCCTGGACACTGGTGTCTCCTTTGTCATTTGTCGGGTCTGTGTCGAACACCAGCCCCTGTTTGCGGTTTTCATCAACCTCTGCCTTGCGGCGGCGTTTTACGTCATCCGGATTGGCACCGCGCGCGCGCACCCATTCGCTTTCCGTGGCCGCGCCACCGCGTAACAGCAGCTTCCACGCCGTCGCCTCTTTCACCGGATCAATCCACGGCATGACTGGCCCCGAATACACCGCGTTGTAAAGCGATGCCTTATCCATACCGCGTGGCAGCTGGATTTCTCCCGAGGCGACAGCCATCTTCAGCCATGCGCGGTACATCGGGCGGGTGATCGCAGCAATAAAAGCGTCCTGGAGAATGAGGTAACCTTCAGTGGACTCCACCAGCTCCTGGCGCTGGGCGCTGTAGGTACCGTCATAATTCCGGGCGATGCTTGAGAAACTGCCGCGCGAACCCGCAGCAACTGCACGCAGCTGGCCGTTGCGGAAGGTTTCGAGGTTGGGATTGGGTCGGTCGGATTTGATCATCCCGATGTCTTCACCGGGACGCAGATCATCAAACAGCATGCCGGGTTCGATATTAAGCTCGCGTGAGCCGCTGCCAGCATCGTCAGGATAGGACTGGCCGTCCCCTTTTTTGATGAACATACCCAGCGCGGCAGCAATACGCGCTGCGGTCAGTTCGGCGTCCTCGTATTCCTTCAGTGCAGACAGGCGCATCATCACACCCGCCAGCAGTGAGTTGCCGCGTAACTGGTGCAGGCGGCGCATGAACTTCAGATGCAGCATGTTTTCAGCGACGATATCTTTGGTTTCGCCCAGCATCATCCCTTCAGCGGGCATGTTGCGGTACACCAGATATTTCACCGGACGCCCCCAGTCGTTCAGGTAGATGCCCTGACTGAGTTTCTGGCTGGGATCGGTTTTTTCCAGCGGGACAAAATCCGGCTCCAGCGCCTCGAGCCAGAACGGGATGCCCGCCACCGGTGAAAGCCCGTTTCCGGTACCGCTTACCAGCTGGGCAAAGACTTCGCCATCACGCAGCCAGGTCCGCGCCATCAGGCGCTCCAGTACAGGCCGGGTAAACTGCCCTGTCACGTCAGGGGATACTGACCATTCCGCCCATTTTGCACGGATTTGTGTGGCAAGAGCGTCAGCCAGCTGACCGTTTGCCAGCAGCGGTTGGGGCTCCACAATGATGCCTTTCGCGCCGACGATACGCTCTTCCAGCTTGTCGAGTACGCCAATCACCAGATCGTGATTGCAGTCCAGCCAGCGCGCCTGCTCGCGCAGGGAGCGACCACCGAACTGGGTTAACTGGTTGGCGGTGCGGTTTTCGCGGCGGGCGCGGTGAGTACGCGTCGGCATAACCGCTTCATATGCCTGGATCACCATCCGGGAACGCAGCCGCGCTGCTTTCCATCCCGGTGAGAACAGGCCAATTGCATTATCCAGCAGGCTCATCGCGTAAACCTCGCCAGTTTAAATCCACCGGAACCGCGTCCCGCTGCAGCGGCAGTCGCCGACGCCAGTTTTCGCTCCCACTCCTGGCGGCCTTTACGGATTTCACTGAGGTTTTCCATGGTCATCTGCTGGCCATTAAAGGTGATGGATTTCCCCTGCAGCACGGTTAGCTCCGCCTCGGTGTAGCGGTCGACCATATTCTGGATATCGTTAAGCGTCACACCCAGCCTCCTGATGTTGATGGTGCCCAAACCGAGTCACGGGATGGTGACTTAGCCTTCGGCTGAGATACTGCCGGTACCGGCTTAGTAACAGCCTCCACAGCTGCCGGGCCATCTGCCATTTCAGCCACAACCCATGAGTCGCGACGCGCCCATTCCGGCGCATCAGGCCATTTAATCTTTTCGTAACCATGCAGAATGACCAGCGCATGCGCATACACCATAAGGTCAAACGCCTCATTAGCGCCCTTACCGGGCTTCGTCCATTTACCATCAGGGGAACGCTCCTCATAGGTCAGTTCGTCGTAGAACCACTCCCCCAGCCAGTCGGGGAAATGAACATAGTTCGGCCCGGGAACATCACGCCAAAGGGCGTTGTTGATCCGGTCCTTCAGTGCGTTGGTTTGCAGAAGATAAAGAGGAACGTCACCTGCCGCCTTTGCGCGGCGGGAGGAGCGCCCGGTGTTATCGGGATACGTTCGAGTGATGAGTTTTGCACGTGCCTGACTGTCACCCTTGAACAGCCAGACTTTGCGCTGCAGACCGTCACGGCGACAGCGCCGCCAGAATTCATAAGCGTTATCCGTCACCCCATCTTCACCGCCGGAGTCCACCGCCATCGCCATCAGACCCATGCGCTTTCCGGGCTCGCCTTCGATCGCCCAGGTTTTCTCCAGCACATCCGTGCGCAGCAGTTCCCAGTCTTCCGGGTAGCTTGCCGGATCGATGTGAAAACTTTCTCCGTCGGCGTTGGTACGCAGGGACTGAAGGATGTTGTAGCGGTCCACTATCCACCGCTCACCCTGTGCGCCGTAACCCACGACCTGAACAACAAAGCGGCGGTTGCGTCCGCCCTGCACATCAACCGTGGCCACAAGAAACTGAACACCGGCAGGCACCCGGCGTTTTTCCACCGGCTCGGCGCGCTGTTGCAGCGCTTCACCCTTACGCTGGTTAAGGCCGGATCGCGGAAGGTAAGGAAGCCCCCAGTCGGTATTGATAACCGTCTTGAGTGTTTCTTCACTGCCCGTAACCTCGTAGTCCTGCTCAGCCGTCAGCAGCTTGTAAACCAGTTGTGCCCAGGTCTGATATGCTGCGGCAGGCCCCTCCATCCAGAACGAGGCGATGCGGGAACGCCGCGCCTCGCCGGTGACAGTGCCGTCGCGATCAATTTGCTGCCCTTCGCGCAGCCAGACCCCCTTCAGGTTGAGCGTACGCTTCATGTCTGCGGTGATTTTCCCGTTGCATGACGGGCAGCAGATATGCGCGGCTTCGCTGGCTTTAACGGTGTCGCTGATTTCGCGGTAGCCAGTCATGGCATGCATTTCCGGCTGGAAATATTCGCCGCAATGCGGGCACGGCCAGTACCAGCGGCGGCGATCGCCACGGTTATAGAGCGCTAGAACGCCGGTAGTCGGCGGCGCTTCATGGGGCGACGTGCGCCGCCATTTGGTATCAATGATGTCTCGCCCGGGTGAGCTTTCCACCAGCGTCATGCCGGACGACATAAAAGTGGTGGTACGTTTTGACGCCAGCGAAAACGCATCACCTTCACCGTCAATATCTTCCGGGAAGCGATCATAGTCGGTCAGCGCCACGCACTTGTAATCCGAGGAGGACATGATGTTCACAGAGGGCCAGCCAATCTTCAGGTAGTTGCCTGCCCGGAATGTGCGATCGTGAACGTTATTATCGTTACGCCGGGGACTAAGCCGGCTCTTTACCTCAGGGCTACAGCGAAAGGTACGGTCAAGACGCTTTTTCGAGTGTTCGCGCGCCTTCTCTTCCGTCATCTGTATGATCAACATATCGGAGGGGTCACAAACCACGTTGTAAACCACCCACCCGTCAATCAGGCCAATAGTTTTCCCGGTTCGTGCCGGGCCTACAAACACGACGGCATCATATTCACGCGATGCCAGGCAGTTCATTGGCTCTATTACGTAGGGTGCAAGATTCGGGTCCCACGGGACCGAGTTTCCCGCGCCCATAGGGACACGCATATATTTACTGACCGCCTCGGCCACCAGCATGCGTCGCGGGGCTCGAAGAATTCCAGGCATATCCCTGCGGATACCCCTTGCGGATGCCCGCTTCGCCATCAGTCCTCCTCAGGCTGGTCCTCCTCCGGTTCGGCGTCCAGAACCCTCTGGGCTATCTGGTCGCGTAAATCATCAATAACACTCTGCACGCGGGCGACCGCTGCGGGCGATAAGGCACAGTCACGCTCCAGGATGTCGGGTAACGTTTCCAGAACCTGAACCACGGCCTTTGACATGACAGCAAATTCCCGGGCGACCTGCTCCGCCGGAATGAGCTGCCCCGTTTCCTGCTCGAACTTGATCCGTTCGTTCTCAGCTTTCCAGTGAGCCAGCCTGTCAGAGGGTTGCATGTCATCCACAGTGGCGGAAACTGTGGGCACCATGAGTTCCGTCAGGATGTCGGTGACCAGAAAAAGTTTCAGCTTGCTGTTACTGCCAGGGGCTGGCTCGACGTTTTTAAGCCTGGCGGCTACCGTCTGACGATGCACATTCGTGATCCCGGCGAGCTGGTTGATGTTGAGCTTCAGGGAAGCGATTTCCTGGTCCATGATGGTGAGCACTTTTTAACCGTTTCGACATCTTTGCAAATCGCCACCGCGAAAAATCAGCGACTTGCGCACATGATGATGATGACCACAGATCTCAAAAACCAGCCGTTTTCCGCGTGCCCGCCGCCTCGTGGCTAAGACCCCCTCCGGGAGGACCCGCCATGATGAGATATATTCTCATTTGCATTTGAGCAGCACTTCATTTAGCCGTCCAGATGTCTTTCGTGGGCGATTAAGGGCGAACTAATCAGCGTCCGCAATTGAAAAGCAATCCACCCGGCTTCAGCGCGTTGCGGATGGTATCAGACAGAGCCTGATCTATACCCCGCTGAAGCCTGACTGCATCTGATTCCCGTTCAGCAGACAGCGCGTTTAACTTAGCCACCAGCGACTGGAACACTTCACTGTTACGCACTGCATCAATAACGGCTTCACGCATGTCATCGCTAAGGCATGTTTTGGATGCGATTACGCTCCCGGAAAAAACACAGGCTTTATCTTTTAAGGTGAAAGCTTTTGAGTCCGGTAAGTTTTCGGCATTTTTCATCAGGCGGTCGTCTGACTTGCTTTTAAGGTGGCCGGACACGATTGCGGTGCCAATTTTAGCGTTACTGATGGTGCCGTCCTGAATAAGCGCATCGTTGATGAATGAGTTACGAATGACGCCATCGATGCAGTTGAGATAGTCGCTGGCATCAGTGGACGAAACACCATCAAGCCAGTCGCAGGCTCGCCAGTTACGGGATTTACCGTTTTTATCCACCAGTCGCAATCGTACCTGCAAGCGTTCGCCTGCCTTCAGTCCGCCGATTAGCTTTCCAGTACACGGCCATGGAATAAATTCTTTATCCAGCCGGCCATCAGCGAACAAACACTGCAATTCAAGACGGTTACCCCAGAAGCTTCCATCAGGCCATTTCCAGTGAACCTTTACACCCCATAGCGCGGGTGATACTCCCTTGACGGGAAGATCTAAGCATTCGGACATTTTGGTTTCCTTTTAGACGTGAGCCTGTCGCACGGCAAAGCCGCCGAAAGTTAACGGCTTGCCCAGCTCACAGCTGAAAGACTTTCTTCGATGTGCGCGTGCGATGCGCATAAAAAAACTGCCGGGGGTGGCAGTTGAATATCACTAAATTACCAGGTTTTCTATGGCGTTAACCGCTTCGAGTATGAGAAAAATCCCATGCCAAATCCTTGCAATTTGCTTACATTAGTAACGTAACGAATATGCATTTGCATGCTCTAAGCAACAGACTGGATTTCATGTTGCTTAGAGTTTTTTTCTTTTAATCCCTGATGTCAATCTCTCATGCGGTAACAGTTTCCCGTGAAACCTATAACTGGTACTCCACCAGTTTAAGATAGGCAGCAAGCGCCTCTGCGGACGAAACATATCTGTCTGACGCAACATGGATCGCAGCCACGCTCCCGTTAGGTAGCGTAAACATTGCAACCCTGACAGGAAGCTTCAGTGCATTACCCTTCTCACGCATATATGTCATCCATTCAGTACCGGCAGGTATCTGAATCAGTTCAACTGGTTTTTTCCAATAAAAAAAAGTGCATTCACCATGGTTGCTTTTCCTGTATGCCCGGGCGCACAGCATATATGAATCCGGCAGATCGCACCCCGTACAAACGAAACATGGTAAAGATTAGGCTAAAAATTTAAATTTGTTCCGGCATATCCACACCTGTCTGTCTGGTTCAGAGCGCGAAGTGGCAGGTTCCGCCAGGATAACTCCTCAACTTAACTTACTGACTTGCAACGTTTACAACAGGAGCCATACTGATAATGCCTGCCGAACCGGGAAGCCATCTCCGTGGCTGCCCTTGTTCTTTGAGAAGATGATGTGTTTGCACTATCTCCTTCGCCTCCTGTTGGAGGCTTTTTTTTATATTTTTTTGCTGCGTTGATGTTGTGAGGCACCAGCCAGCCTTTGCATAAACTGCACTGCTGACCGTAAATAACCCGACCGGGTGCTTCCTTTAAAGTATTTCTTGCAGGCTGGTGCAATATAGATATATTTCACGATCCCTGAACCAGAAAGGCATTTTATATGAAACACTTAATCGCTGATTTAATCGAAAAGATTGCTGATCAGGAAGCATCCAAAAAAGAATCCCTTGCCCGGCTGGATGCCCTGAAAATTGTTGTCACGGCTTTGTTCGCTAAGCTTGACTCGCAAACAAAAGATGCCATTCGGGAACACATCACCGATGCCTTTGAGAAATTAGCTGAGGAAAATTCATCAGACCTGGCCGATCTGGAACGACTGAAAGAAGCCACATCTGACTTACTGAGCCGAAAAATAGTTCTGCCGTCGTTCCCTGCCGAAACGGTGAGCTCACGGGATTCCCGCTGATAAAGCACGGTAAACTCTTTTTTAATTCAGGCACTGCGCCCTGATGTAATCCTGCAAATACTTCAGGGCTTTTTGATCTCGGATGATTCCGGCGCGGATACTGAGAACGTTTCGTCCAGCAACATCAGAGAGTTCGACGGTTCCTGCATCGCCCACGCTGCCGGTGGAGGTGGTGTAGTCCTGAACGGGACACTTCCCTTTGACGAGCACCCGGCCACCATTATCAAGCTTGCGCTGCAGAGCATCATTTTCAGCTTTTGCATCGGCTAACTCCTTCGTGTATTTGGCATCGAGCGCTGCAACATCACGCTGGCGCACCTGCATGTCGGTGATGGTGGCGTTCGCCAGACTGAGCGCCTGCGTTTTCTCGTCACGTTGTTTTTTGTACTCAATGGCGTTTTCCCGATACCGGTTGACCAGAAAGGCCAGCGCGCCAGTCAGCACCAGCACCACCAGCGAAAGCCAGTATTTACGCAAGAGCTTTTCGATCATAACAATGCCGCCCGCGCACGGTTATAACGCTGCCGACGGTCTTCAGTGCCATTCTGGCCGCCATTAATAAGCTGCGTGACGCGGGCCAGGTCGCCGGAGTAAAGCAAACAACCGCTGGTGGTGTAAAACCATGCCGCCGAACGCGCTGCATTACGGTCCTGCTCCAGTTGCTCCGGGCTGGTGACCAGATCGAGTTTCAGCGCGGCGCCGCAGCGTCGGTAATTATCCAGCCCGGTGATCTGAATCAGGCCGCGACCGCGATATTTCCACCCGTCGCCCGGGGCTTTGTTGCCAAGGCGTTTGCTGTAAACCAGATTGGCAATAGCGCGCTGGCGCTCCAGTGGCAACACCTTTTCATATGAACGGCGGCCCAGCGCGTTTGCCTGGTCCTGAGTAAGCCGCCCGGCGCGGATGAAACCCGCCAGACTTGAAATGCTGTAATTCATGCTCTCCACCAGACGGGTGAAGCCAACGGATTCATGCCCGGTCTGCGCAATAAACATCGCCTGGTCAGTCGGTGCAGTGATACCGAATTCTTTCATGGCGGCATCAATGTGTGGAAACCAGCGCGCAGCTAATCCGGCGCTTATACCAGCCGCCTGCTGAAATTGTGATTGCTTCATTCAGACCTCAGGACATAGAAGAGCCGCGCCACATTCCCCCGTGCCCTGAACACGGCGGCGCAGATAATCAGGTTGATTGTCACGGTTGCCCAGTGGGTATGCAGGTAGGAGTCAAACAGGTACCGGAACGGCACCGACGCATACGCCAGGATGATCAGATAGGCCAGCCATGAAGCCCACGGGTTATGTCGCCCGCCAGGCTTACGGAACATCATCAGGCGGAGAACAATGGCGGCGCAGGCCACCACGTTCGTCACCACCAGCGGATCGTTAGTTACCATTGGTTCCCCCTCTCCAGCGTGCGAGCAGCTTTAGCGGGTCCTGTTCACTGAAAAACGTCAGCGTCTTGATTGCCACGGCAGACAGCATTACCGCGCCGAGAGCATCCAGCGGTTTATCGGCATAGCCGGTTATGCTCGCCAGCCATGAACCCACCAGCCCGGAGCCATACACGCCAGCGAAATACGAAACAACGAAATATGCAGAACGGCGGAAAATCGTCAGGTCGGCAGCGGTGGCCACGTAGAACACGGCCCCGGCAAACGCGCCGAACACCACGCCGTAATCAGTACCGGTAAGCAGGCCAAAAATGCTTGCGCCGGTCAGTGCACTACCACCAGCTAAAGTAGTGCCGGAAACAGGATCGGACATTACGCCCCCTCGTTAGTGGTGAGTCCTCTCAGGAATGAGGGGAAATAAAAAGGCCGCCGAATGGCAGCCTGTTTAAGATGTTATTTTTTCAGATGCGTATCACTTGATGGACTGCAAGTTTGTTTGTGTTCTGGCAGATCTTGATGGCAATTACACATCATTTGATCCACATCGCATACGCCTTAATGATTTCACGATAAAGGTAATCAGCCAGTTTCTGCTGGCTTTACCACATAGGAGCTAAAATGCTTTCAGCAAAAGAAGAAGCTTTTATCTTGAAACACGACGGAACCAGAGTAGGTCCCTATAATGCAAAATTTGCCGGAGACACAGTCATAATAAATGACAAAATGGCTGACGTAGATGATGGTGATACGGTAGTGCGTGTGCTTCCTAATGGGAAAGAAGAACACAAAGAAATTTATAAAGCTAATTTCTACGATACCAGCATCGGAGGGTTCGGCCCTCACTATCAACTTAAAGTTGGTCCTAAAAAGACTATGCCCGCCCTCTCTTCGCAGCAGATCAATATTCACGGCGGAAATGTTCAAATTGGTAATCACAATCGTCAGGAGATCACCAATAGTATTGAAACGCTCATTAACTTAATTGATAACTCAAATGCACAACCACAAGAAAAGGAAGAAGCAATAAGTCTTCTTCGGCGGTTCGCTGAACATCCTTTGGTTGCATCTATCGCCGGCGGGGCAATAGGCTTGCTTTAAAAGTTAAAAACCCGCTATATGGCGGGTTTCTTAACTCTGAACATACAATGCCCATCGTTAACGTCAAATTTACACAAAAACGGCAACTTTGCAAGTAACGTGACGCTAAATTATGAGATTTATATCATATCCTGCGTACGTGTTACCTTTTTCAGTTGTGCATCCGCATTGCTTTCTTCCTCAAAGCATTTGGTTACCAGACTTTCATAGAACGGCTTCCAGCTATATCGCCATGTACGGTCCGGCAGGCTGTCCAGTTCAGAAAGAATGCCACGGTATGCCACTGATGATTTTGGCCTGCTGTATCCCCTTCCCTCGCAGCGTTTACACTCTTTATAAACCGGCACACCCTGAAGCTCTGAATTCTTGCGGTCGAGAGTCTTGCCCGTTCCGCCACACTGGCAGCGTTTACTGATTTTACCGGTACCGTGGCATTTCTCACAAAGATGATGATCTGTATCGGTGACCTCACGCTTAACTTCAAAATCAGAAGGCGACTGCCCCATATTTTTGGCGAACTGAGGCAGGCGCATTGAGTAATGGCTTTTAGTGATCATGCTGGTTTTAGTGATCAGGCCTTTACCATGACACTTCGGGCAATCGTAACTGTCTGCGGCTGATGAGGCGTAATCGTTAAAGGCGAACCGGGCGAGGATCCGCATGCATAGCGGAAATTTTTTGCCGGCTGCTTTGCGCACCGCCATTGGCGCACGCAGTTTGGCGTATTCGGTCAGCCAGGCTATCGCGGCATCTTTATCCTGTGGGCTAATCCCCGCTTTTCCCAGATACATGGCAAGCCCGATTCCAGCGTCTGCCTGAGTCATACCCAGCGCGGCCATCACATCCGTTACCGTTAACTGTTCGCTCGCAGTAGCGCGTACACTGTCAGAAATATGCATCCCTTTCGGGGCGAAAAATTTTATTACGCTGTCCAGATTCATCGCGGTCTCCACTCCGTCTACGCCAGCGCGCCAATGGCAAGCGCCCGGTCTAATGTTTTCAGCAGCAGCTCCGGCTGCGTGCCGTATTTGGCTTCAAAAGCGCCTACATCCGCATGAAGTTCATCGTGGTGCGTTCTGCACAAAGGCAACACGAATAGGTCATGGGCTTTGGTCCCCATCCCGCCCTGACCGTATCCGATCAGGTGGTGGGGATCGTCTGCTGTTTTGCCGCAGCACGCGCACGGCTGCGATTTCACCCAGCGGGTGTATTTCTCGTTTTGCCAGCGGCGGCGCTTCGGTCGTAACATGAATGACTCCGGCGTCTCCGGGTCAACCTTCAGCGCCAGCACCTGTTTTACAGCCTCCTCAACGATGCTGGTGGCCGGTACCGACGGCATAAGGTCCGATTCACGGGTTACCGACTGGATAACCCGCGGCGGCATGCGCATCGCCTGGCGCGCGACTGAGTCCGGGATCACGTGTGCCAGCTTGTTGAACGTAAGCCACCAGCACAGCTCCGGGAGGGTCACCGCGTGGGAATCGTCGAACCCCAGCCCGCGCCGAACCACCGACAATACCCAGGCTACCAGGTTTGCCCGCGCAATGCCCGCCAGTTCGGCGGTGAAATGGTCCCGCACCTTATTGTCGCAGGACCAGCACAGCCGCAGCGCGCCGGGTTCATGCCGCATGGTGACCAGTTCGTGATGGTGATAGCTGGTATGCGGATACTGGCAGCCTGATTCACGCAGCAGCCAGGCTTCCAGGCTCGCCAGTCCACCAGCCCGCAGTATCACTTCGGGATGTTCGAATACAGGCACCATAACCGGGTCTTCTGCCAGTGGCTGGCGCGCTGCTGGGATTTCACCAGTTGGCAGGTCAGCCAGGCGATCCGGTTCATTCTCCAGCAGGATGCGACCGCGACAGAAGTGCGGCAGCAGATCCTGCCCTGGTCGGAACATAACCACACCCAACTCACGTACAACCACAGGATTAAGCAGCGCCCTCATGCCACGCTCCCGACTGCTTTACGGAACTCCTTTTTCAGGCGTTTATTTCCGCATAAGTGGAGGTAACGAAGTGCCAGATCACGCGAAATAAAAACCTCTCCATACCGGCGGGTTACAGAATCAGGATGCGATAAGACATGCTGCTTAACTTCATCAAGATCCAAAAACTGCTCAACGCTCAGGGCGTTCATGGCACCTGATTTTTTGCCGGGTGCTTTGTGAACCGATGAGCAACCAAAAAGATTCGCTTTACGCTGGTTACTCATGATCACCCCCTGCCGCCAGGGCTTTATCGTGGGTAAACTCACCGTTCCATGTTTGTTTCATGGGCAAGCATCCCTGAAGGTATTTTCGGTAAAGCCATACAGCGCCAGAACGAAGGAGTATCGGTTGAAAGCTTGTGAAGCTTACCGATTCATTTGGCATGATCTTGCTTGTTTTCTCTGTGAGGTATTTATCACGGGCATAGGATCGCACACGCCAGTGAGCGGTTTTGCCGTCGGGATTGTCATCGTACAGCCAGTTAGCTGACTTCAGCCATGCATTAACTTTGGAGGTGTTGACGCCATTCAGGCGCTTGCAGAACTGAACAGGCGTGAGGCCATCAATAAACAGATTTTCGAGTTGGTCGATGTATTCGGCCTGTTGGTGGGTAACGGCTTCGGCGCGCTGCCGTGCCTCAAACTCATCAGCCCAGGCGCGGGCGGCCTGCGCTGGATCGGAAAAGTTGGGGATTACCGGAACGCCCTGCGGTTCACGCTTCCGGAAATAATGCTCCTCCAGCTCCTCGTAAAAATCCCACGCCTGATCGGTTTCAAGCATTTTTGCATGGCGGGAGGCCCCCCGTTCAGTCCACAGAATGAGAACGGATGTATGTTTATTAACCGACTCGCTAAAAGATAGTCGGAACGATTTTAACTCGTCGCCCGTAACGCGGAAGTAGTGCTTGCCTTCAATGAAACGACTCTCGTTGCGGATATGATTCTGCTGAATTCTGATCGGTAAAGTGCCATAGCCAAGCGCCAGATGCTCGGTGGTAATTACTCGCTGGTTACGGTAGGTGATAGCCGGAACGGAAATGTTCGACTGATTTGCGGATACAGCAATAACGCTATCTTTGGGCGTAGCAAAGCCCATAACCTGGTTAGTCATATTGTCTCCACTGATTGTATTGCGAGGGGCCTGCACGCCCGCTTCGCTTGCACTTTTTGACATTACTGCCATATCGCTTTTCTTTCAACCCACAGCTGGACATATATCCATCCCCTGACTGAATGGCGTGATGGTTATCTCGACCTTGCCCTTCGGTACCACTGGCCCCCACTCCACCAGCATGCGTTTTACCTGGCTGTCGTCCTCCCAGACGCCCGCATGCGTCAGCGCGTCAAACATCGCCTTGTTGTAGTTGTCCAGATCGCGACGGCGCTGATCTGGCGGGAAAAGAGTTATTGCGACCGCCGCTGGCGTGGTTGATGGCTTCGGCAGGCGGCGCAGCTGCTCGACAATCGCCGCGCAGGCTTCGCTTTGATATTTACGCCCGGCAGCACTGACCAGGTGCCGACCAGCCAGCGGCCCTTTATTCGGGGCGCGCCAGTAGGTGTTCACGCTGGGCGGGAATGGCAGGGTCAGCTTCATAGCTCGACCCCACGCATTTCGAGAAAGGCGATCGCGTTCTCTCGCGCCTGGTCGTCGCCATTAAGTAGCGCGCGGATCAGGGCGATTGCCTCATCCTCTACGCTCTGGCCGGTGATTGTGATGCCCCGGGAGACGCCCGGGGTAATTGTGATTGCGCCTTTACGCTGTAGCGCGCGGAGGTGGTCATTAGCCGCATTGGGAGAACGGCAGCCCATCAGCCCTGACAGTTCGTAAATCGTTGGCGGGAAGCCATGATCAGCGATGTAATCAGCCACAAGGTCTAAAACCTCCTGCTGGCGGGCTGTTAACTTCTTTATCGTTTCCACTGTTTGCCCTCAAAGAATTGCCACAATGTCTTTTGCTGTTTCGCGGGTGCTGCCCTTGCTTGATATGGAGCGCCGGGCGCTCACTTCGTGCAGCGTGAAGCCGTGCTGTGCGTAAAGTTCGATGACGCGGGGCGCTGTTGAGTTGCTGATCACCACTCTGGCGCCACGTTGGTGGGCGGCTATGCATGATTTTGTCAGCGCAACCTGGTCGTCCCATGTAAAACCACCAGCGGCATAACTGGTGAATCCGGCAGTACCGGGCATCGGCTCGTATGGTGGATCGCAATAAATCACATCGCCCTCGCCTGCCAGTGCCAATGTCCGGCAGTACCCGGCGTTCAGGAAAACGCAGTTATGCGCCATCGATGCGAACGCCTCGATCTCTGCCTCGGGGAAATAAGGTGCTGAATATTTGCCCCACCCAACATTGAACTCACTGGCGCGGTTGTAACGGATCAGACCATTGAAGCAGTGGCGGTTAAGAAACAGGAAAGCGGCGGCACGCTCCGTACCAGCGAGGCGCTGTGAGTTGAAATCGTCACGAACTGCCAGGTATCCCTCTTCTGTATTGAGCAATGCAAACAACAAGCGGGCCTCAGCCGTAACTTTTTCAGGCACTACCGCCAGCATCTGATAGAGATAGATCAAATCAGTATTCACATCGGCCAAGAGAAATCTGGCGTGTTTATCCGAATTCAGGAACACCGATCCGCCACCAACAAACGGCTCAATGAGGCGTCGTCCTGACGGGATTAATTCATTCAGCTTGGTAAGCAACGAATATTTTCCGCCTGCCCACTTTAAGAACGGTCGCTGCCAGGTCCTTTTCGTCATTTGTCTTCACCCACGTAGCGGCCAGCGAGATAGCACCGCCCGTCCGGTGTCATGAAATTTCCTGCATGCCTGAGGCACAAGGCCCGGCGCGAAACATAACGATTCCGATCTGTACTACTAATCGCCATATCAAACGCTTTAAGCCAGACCGATGCGGCGCGGAAATAAAGTCCCTGCGCTTCCAGCTGCTGCGCCCGGTTTTCCAGCCCGGTCAGGGTCCGGAGGTCTTCCTCTGAAAGCGTTTCTGCCATGGTTTGGTTGGACGGGTAGTAAGTCAGCGTCGATTCCTGAAAATCCCGGCGTAACTTCCCCTCCTCATAAAAACGGCCAAGGCAGCGATTGATAGTGCTGGTGTTGGTTCCCGGCATGGCTTTGGCAATATCGCGATAATTGCAGCCCGGGTTCTCAATGACATACTGCAAAACTTTCGATGCGATGCTCATCCGCGAAACCCCTCCGGAATGGTGTACGCCACGTCCTGGTGACTCGAACGGAACACCGCTGAATCAGGAAGCTTGCCGCGCTGGCCCCATGTATCGCGTGCCGGGCGTCCAGCGGAATCCCACTTGTTCGCCGACTGCAGATAGCCCGGGAACTTGCTTGGCAGGAAGAGCGTTGACGGGCGCAGGTACTCGGCCATTTTCAGATCTGAGCCCCACTTCTCGACGCTGTAATCCACGACAAGCACCAGTTCTTCAGGTGTAAATCCATCCGCCAGGCGGGCACGGATGTTTTCCAGAGATGATTTGCAGAACTGGTACCGGGATCCGGTGGTCTTGTTCAGGTGAGATAAAACCTGTTTCGCCTGGTCAGTGATGACCACTGCAGGGTCGGGTTGCTCAGCAACCTGACAGAAAGGTTTTTTATCTGATGGATCATGTTTTGAATTTACTGACGGATCCCCGCCAGATTCTGACGGGTCAAAACCACCGTTTTTGCTGGATTCTGATGCCTCAAATTTTGACGGGTCAGATTTTGATGCGTCAGATTTTGACGTGTCAGAATCTGACAGGTGAGACAATGCAGCCGCCTGAAGCTTTGCTACATTAAGCTGGTAAATATTGGAGGCGTTGCGGTTGCCCTGGCGGCGCTGGGTGCGTGAAAGCCAGCCGTCCTTCTCCAGTCTGGCGATCGCCGTCCGGACAGTGCTTGGCCCGGCACCGAGCTGGCGCGCAATGGTCTCTATCGAAGGCCAGCACACGCCCTCGTCGCTGCTGAAATCAGCCAGCCGTGCCATGATGGCCACGCTGGATAATTTCATGCCCGACGCCGCGCAGCCGTCCCACACGTAGCTGCTTAATTTAGTGCTCATGATCGCCCTCTATTTCCCTGAACTTGCGCTTAAACTGTTCGAGTGGACTGAAGCGCTCGCCATGCTCGTAGTCTTCACGCAGGTAGATAACGCGTCGGGTTTCAGGCTCCCAGCGGATAACTTTAACGGGCACGCCGTAGTGATCGCGGAACCATCGGTTAAGTTCGTGCATAATTGCGCCGCAACCTCCTCGCGCCAGTTCCCCACAGCCCATTCAACAAACTCGTGGGTTACAATTTCACGATCGCCTGGTACATTGACTGCATAGCAAAACGGAACCGGCTCGCGGCCACCAGGCATAGGCAACGCAATGAGTTGCGAGCGGCGGTACTGTGTTGTTAAACTGTTCACGCGTTAGTTCTCCACTGATTACGACACGCCACGGCGCCCGGAGCTGCACACTCGCGGGCGTCACTCTTTTCTGGCTCGCAATAAACGCGACTGCCAAGATTTAAGTGCTCCTGGAGCTTGACGGTTGCAAGGTAAAGCTCGTCTTTGAGCTGCTCAAATTCTTGCTTATCCATCACCCCGTCTTTGACAGCATCACGAAACACTTCGGAATAGCGACTGATCTGCTCGAACGCCTCAAGCAGCTTTTCGTTAATGTCAGAGTTATCTACCTCAGTGACCTCACCACCCGGAATGAAATAGCCCCCGCTAGCACGAGCGACAGCATGGGCTACGTGATGGGAGCCACCAGCTTTCTGAAGCACGATCGCCCAACCAAGGGGCAGAATCTGATCACCCTCAGGGCGAAGGCGATTGAAAAGGGAATCAAGGGTGGTACCTTCCTTTTCCTTGCCGTCTTTTTTGCCAATCCAAGTGACGGCTTCTTCGTACCCGCCGGGCAAGTTGGAAATCACTTTCTTAACTGCATCTGAATACCACTCAGGCTGCATTTTGTTTCGCCAGTTCTTTTGATCCACGGTCGACCCCTTGTTTCTGTGGTTACTTTTAAGCTGCCGTTTGGTTAGGATTTGCTGGAGACGAAGACGCCAGAGACTTCAAAATCTCTTCTGTAGTGACTTCGCCGTTGGTTGCCTTAACGAGTGCAGAGATGTATCGGGAGCTGATTTCAGCGCCGTTTAACCACTTACTTACCGTGGACTGGCCGACGCCGACCTGTTTTGCGAGATCAGATTGCGAACCTGCAATGTTGATAGCTTTCTCGATAACGTGATTCATGGGTTTATTCCCTCCTTCATAATTATGCTCAATTATGCTTTAGGGAATAGATTTATGCAAGTCGCTAGCGACTTTGACAGGGTATGCTTGCAGGAATAACTTTGAAGGATGAAAACACTAGGCGAACGACTGGCTCAGGCCATGAAGGAAACTGGCTTCCAAAGCCAGACAAAACTCGCAAAAGCTGCGGGTATTGAACAATCTGTTATTTCTAAAATTCTGGCAGGAGGAAGCAAAACCTCCAAGCACAGCGGTAAGCTGGCCGCAGCATTAGGGATTAGCGCAGACTGGCTAATCAATGGTGCTGGCTCTATGTTTGGTGGTGGTGACTCATCTCTCCAAAAGGTCGATGTATCGAAGCTGGTAAAGGTTTATGACGAGAACGGCGATACCGGCGAAGTAGTTACCTGGTTTGCTGAAGTTCCTGATCACTATCGCGCCTATTTTATCAAGCGCAACACAGGGATAGCTCAAGCTCCTACCGGGGCAGTGGTGATCGTAAATCCCCAACAGAAGCCAGCCACCAACGATCTCGTTCTCACCTCAATTTCTGGTGTTATCTCTGTCTTCAGATATCACATATCAGGGGATGGAGCAGGTTTTCTATCAGTAGACGACCCTCGGATCCCATTGGCATCGGTACGGTCACCAGAAGATGTGGTCGGCCCAATAATGCAAGTCTTCATCCCTGAATTGAATAAGTGAACCACCTCACTGTCAGAAGCTGGAGAGTAATCAAACTTTCCGGCCTCTGTTCTGACTAACCACGTCCCCATACTGCCCCCCTTACTCGCCTGTGAATCTGTTATCAGTCAGGCAAATTTAACTGTATACCTATCCAGTATATAAGCACGATATAGCAACTTCTGCAAAAAAATTCACTCAGGCCTGCTGCGGACAAAATCCCATAGGAATACTTTTTATTATTCTCTGTTGACTAATTTTATTCTCGTGCGCATACTCTAAGCATCAACAGCGAACAGGCAGGACGCCCACGAAGTAGCCGCCGGTGGCATATGAGTGACCGGATGATTCGCTGCGAGGTGTCTTCGGGAGGGGTAACAGAGGTGCGGCCTGATTAAGCGCAACTCATAGTCAGATTCCTATAGCTGGTGGCGATACCCAAGCCAGGAATACCCAAAACCAGCAGGAGTGCTAGGGATAAGGACTAATCACCCCCTTAGCACCCCGCCCGAAGATACCTCAAGAACATGGCGAAAGCCGAAAGTCTTGAAGGCGTTTTTCTCAGGTTTCGCGCTAAAGAATAGCGGGGAGAACCTGGGGCGGTGAGCAAACCCCGCGCGGCTGCACCTGACGCTACAGTCCAGACCAATAAGCCGACTGGCAACGTAACTGCCCTTTTCATTCGCCCCGGCAAGGTAGCGCTGCCGAACCGGGGCGGGTGAATCGCTCACAACAGGAAAGAGCACTGGTTGGAACGCACATAGAAGCTTTGTTGTCCGGGCCAGTGGCTGGGGAAGAATCCAGTACAAACCGACCGGCGGCCAGATCGGTGCCAGGTTACGCAGTGCTCTCTCCGTTGTGGTGAATTGCAGCCGCACCGACGGCAACCAGAAGACAAGCGCCTGGCCCACAACCTCATAAAACCAGGCAGTTGTGTAGTTGTTTGGCGGTACCAGAGTTATCCCATGAAGTCGCTGGTACCGCCCCTTTTTTACGCAACACACAAGAGCATCACCGGATGACGGGCTCATTCCCCAATCCATCCGGGCGGTTGCAGCCGCAGGTGCTCTTTTGTGTTGTGTGGAGAAACTAACCGGCGGTGGCAGCCGCCTTTCTGAGGGTAAAACCGATGAGTAATGAACGTTTGACCAAAGTCCCGGATTTTCTGGGCGAACTGGATGGCGGGGTGTTCGAGAACAAGATCGCCGCAGCTCTGAGTGAGGTCGCTTTCGGCGTCCTGAACAACGGGCAGAAGGGAAAAGTAACCCTGACGTTTGAAATTGACCGCATGAGCAACTCGGTCGAAGAGAAGCGCGTAAACATCAAGCACAAGCTTTCCTATGTGCGCCCTACCCCGCGTGGCAAATCCTCGGAAGAGGACACCACCGAAACCCCAATGTACGTGAACCGTGGCGGCAAGCTGACCATCCTTCAGGAAGATCAGGGCCAGCTGTTCACTCTCGCTGGTGACGCCGACGCGAAACTGCGCGCCCAGCAGTAACCAGTTCATCTATTTCTCTTAAGGAAAAACCATGTCCCATTCTTTAGATGCATCGGCTATCGAAAAAATTCGCGAGATGACGCTGTTCCAGCTGCTTGAACAAAAGCTGGATGGCGCTGACTGCCCGGCTGCTGCGGTACCTGCGGGTGTGAACGTTCAAACCCTTGAGCACCTTTCCCTGGAGCGTTTCCGTTTTCGCGGCAAAATGCAGACCAGCAGCATCGAAGATTTCGTTACCTATTCCACTGGTTACGCTGCTGAAGGTACCCGCTGCTTTATTAATGCTGACGACATGCTCGCGATCGCTGTTTTCAACCTGGGCACGCTGGCCAATCCGGGACACGCCGATAACACCGCGCGCCTGATCCTGAAGAAAACAGCGCCGTTCTCCGCTCTGCTCGACATTAACGGTGATCGTCACAGCCAGAAAGAGCTCGCCGAATGGCTGGAAGACTGGTCCGAATATCTGACCGGCTTTGATTCTGACGGGCAGGTGATCGACGCCAAAAAATCGGCGGCTGCGGTTCGCAAAATCACTATCGAATCCATTCAGAAAGCTGACTTTGAAGATAACGATTTCAGCGGTAAGCGTTCGCTGATGGAAAGCGTTGAAGCAAAAACTCAGGACATCATGCCGGTGGCTTTCGAATTTAAGTGCGTGCCGTTTGAAGGCCTGTCCGAACGCCGATTTAAGCTGCGCCTGAGCATCCTCGGCGGCGACCGTCCGATTCTGGTGCTTCGCATCGTACAGCTGGAAGCCCAGCAGGAAGAAATGGCCGCCGAATTCCGCGATCTGCTGGTCGGGAAATTCAAAGACAGCCAGGTTGAAACCTTTATCGGTACGTTCAGCGCTTAATTACGTTGCCTTAAATGCCCCGCACAGGGGCATTTAGTGAAGCGAAGTTAAATATATCATCGCCAACTGGCGAGGGATTCGCTCAACCAAAATTCAGGCGCGGTGCGGCGCGTAATAAAGGAGAACACGTAATGCCATATATTCAGACACTGTCCGGGAAACATATTAACTACACCGATATTCAGCACGACGACATCGTGATCGAGGATATCGCCACTGCCCTTTCCCATATCTGCCGCTTTGCCGGTCACCTGCCGGAGTTTTACAGCGTGGCGCAGCACTCGGTGCTGGTCAGCCAGCTCGTGCCGGCTGAGTTCGCCCTTGAAGCGCTGTTGCATGATGCGGCTGAGGCATATTGCCAGGACATCCCCGCCCCACTGAAACGCCTGCTGCCGGATTACCAGCGTATTGAAGCCTACGTAGATAGCGTTATCCGCGCGAAGTTCGGATTACCCGCCCACCAGCACCCGACCGTTAAATACGCCGACCTTGTCATGCTCGGTACCGAACGCCGCGATCTGGATATTGATGACGGTACCGTGTGGCCAGTGCTTGAGGGAATCCCGCCGACCGATATGTTTACCATCATCCCGCTTCGCCCTGGTCAGGCTTATGGCATGTTCATGTCCCGGTTCAACGAGCTGGAGGAGATCCGCAAATGCGCCTGACGACAAAACAATTAATTGCATCGGCGTACCAGGCTGCGCGTTATCTACCACTAGCCTCATGTCAGTTAATGCGCGAGCTGGCTACCAGGCTTGATGTTGCACGTGTAGCTCTGAGTGAATCGCTTGAACAGCAAAAGTTTTTAATGGCTGAAAGAGACTCAGCTATTGCTTCCGAAAAGCTTTGGGAAAGCGAAATGAAGAAGGTTATCGGCACAGAGAACGTCGACGATGTTGTAATTGCGATAGGAAAACTTAAAGCGCACGCGCATATAGATCATGATTCTGGATGCGAAAGCGTATCTGCGAACGTTTGGCCATTCTGCGCAGGGAAGAGAAAGAACTGA